AACGAATTAGACTAATATATAGAGTATGAGAACTTTTATCGAATATCTTGAAGCACAGAACGTTACAGAGGCAGAATTGAATGCCCTTAACGAGTCATTGCAATCTGAATGGACTGACGAACTCGAAGAAAGAGTTGACGCAGCTGTTGACGCATTTCTTGCTGAATATAAAAACGAAGACGGTACGTACGATATCGATAAGTTTAACGTTGAACTTACGAATGAAGGTGTTCTGGGTTCTATTTTAGGAGGTCTAACCGGTTTTGCACTTGGTAAATCTGTTGGTAAACTTCTGGCTAAGACTCTTGGTATTGAAAAGGGCTTAATGTACGATCTATTAACTTCAAGACTCGTTGGTGCCGCTCTAGGTGCAAGTCTTGGTAAGAACATATTTTAATGAACTACGTCGGAATCGACTTCTCTATTAATTCTCCGGGTGTTTGCGTTTTAAAGGATGGAAAGCCTCATTGGATTTCATACCTAAATTCTACAAAATCTACAAAGAAGGATAAAGCCGCTCAACAAGAGATGGCTAAGCTATCGGACGTTAGTCTTGTTTTTCAAGACGAACCTGATATTTCTAAACACGAACTCACTAGAGTTAATCGACATATTAACATTGCCGAAAATCTAATGGCAATGATCATTGAGCACACTGATCCCTCTAAACCTTACAGGATTTATTTTGAGGGTGCTTCTTATGGTACTTCTAGATTTGGTACCAATTCCCTGCTGGATCTTCAAGCAGCTGCATCAATCCTTAAATGTAAATTGATTGAAACCTTGAACGTTGAAGACCTTGACGTTATTGCTCCAACCGCAATCAAGAAGTTTGCTGGCAAAGGTAACATGAACAAGGAAGCGATGTGGAAAGCGTTTGTTGACAGTGACTCCTTTCAGTCCTCTGAATTTCATTCTTTTTGTCAACCCTTTCGTGATGAGAAAAAACTAGTGAAACCTTTAGATGACTTGGTTGACGCTGCCTTCCTCTTAATGTATTTACTGTCGTTGCAACCTTCAACCCAGGATTAGAACCAATCCTTCTATGCCTCCTGGGCCCGATTGTTTCAGAGACCATTAAATATAATCAGATAATAAGTTTAGTGTAAACAAATCTCTACGGGCGGGATATATAGAATATGAAAACACTAACTTCCGTAGAGTTCTTTCGTCTGCTATACATAGTCGACAACATGCTCAATTATAAGCTAATCACACAAGATGAAGCAGAAGCCTTCATAGCTAAGACAGGTTATGTCAAGATTAGCGACACGGAATATCATGCACCTGACGGTACGGTACACGAGACAAACGGGAGTAAGTAATTTCTATGCTTATGAAACAAACTTAGGTTTGTAGATATAAGTATTGTTAAAGTTTCTCTAAAAGACACATTAACGGGATAATTTAAGTTTAACAATTTTTAAAGGAAACATGGCAGATTTTGACATTTTTAATCTGAGTGTCTCAGACGTAGACACACACGAGACAGCCTCAAACACACGAGAAGAGGTTATCTACAAACCTACCGCAGATGACGGTAAAGACGGTACTTACAAAGCACTTATTCGCTTCGTACCAAACCCTGAAAACCCACGTAAATCACTGGTTCGCAAGTATGTCCATTGGATGACTGACGCCTCTGGCACTGGTCGTTTGATCGATTCACCTGCATCAGTCGGTGAAAAGTGTCCAATTCAGGATGCATTCTTTCGCCTTCGCAAATCAGACTCAGCAGTTGATCGCAAGATGTCTGAAAAGCTAAAGCGCCGTGAGCAGTACTACTCGCTCATTAAAATCATCAAGGATCCACAACGTCCTGAGCTAGAAGGTCAATACATGATCTTCAAATTTGGTTACAAGATCAAAGAAAAGATTGATGAGGAATTGAAGCCTTCATTCGGCGAGTCAACTCAAGTATTTGACTTGTTTGAAGGTAAGAACTTCGAGTTGATTATTACACGCCAAGGCGAGTACAACAACTACGATAAGTCTAAGTTCTCTTCTTCTCGATCTGCAGTTATCGTAGATGGTAAAGCAGCTGAACGTACCAAGGAAGCGATGGCATCCATCAAGACTGAATTGGATAAGGCTCCAAAGCTAGAAGTATATGAATACAAAGTATGGGACGATCAAACACGTGACTTTGTAAATTCAGTACTTGGTCAATATGTTAACCCAAGTGAAGCAATGACAGCAGTGACTTCAAAATCAGCTCCCGTTGCAAAGAAAGCATATACTCCTGAAGTAGAAGCTGCGTTCGACTTGGATAATGTATCTTCAGAACCAGCAGGAAGCACTGCTAAAGTAAGCGATGATGATGACTTGGAATCATTCTTGAATGACCTCGACATCTAATTTATCAGAAGATTTAAAGCAAAAAATCAGAAGTTTGGTGAAGCAGGTGGTTGTAGAAAACCACTCTGCCTCTCCCAAACAAATGATTAAGGAAATGTCAGGTCGTTTGAACCTGGCATGTCCTTATTGTGGGGATTCCACAGAGGATCATACCAAAAAGAGAGGCAATCTTTTTTGGGATACTCTTCAGTTTCACTGTTATAATTGTAGTCATCACACTGATCTGAATACATTCTTAAAGGATCATGGTTTACGAGCAGGTTCAACTGATGAAACAGTTCAAATCATCGAATACATTAGGGAAAAGAAGATTGACGTTAAAGACATTCAAACTCTTCAGCATTCGGTTTATAATAATGCAATAGAACTTGCAATACCCGTACAGGATTTTAAGGCCTTCTTTAAGGCCAAATCTATTCAACCTGGCGATTTTGCATGGTTCTATCTAAGAGGAAGATTGTTACATCGTCACATCGATGACTTTCTTTTTTCAGATATGGGCAAAAGATTGTGGATTCTAAACAAGACACCTGACGGTAAAATCTTAAGTTGTCAAAGTCGTCAATTAGGCAAGAATGCACGATCAAAGTATTTGACGTATGATCTTGAAAAATTGTATGAAGAAATGAATCGTCCATTTCCAGTTGAAGGAGATGATGTCATTGCCGTTAATAAACTATCAACTCTGTTTGGTCTAATGTACGCTGATATGGGTCGACCAGTAACGGTGTTTGAAGGACCTCTTGATGCAAAGTTTATGAGCAATTCAATTGCTCTTGCAACGGCTGGTCGTTCAACTACCGAGCTAGACGAGATTCCAACAATCCGTTACATGTTTGATAATGACGAAACGGGTAAAAAGAAGATGTTAGAGAAACTAAAGAAGGGTAAACAAGTTTTCATGTGGTCTAAATTCCTAGACGATACGAAAATGAATATATATTCAGATAGTATAAAGGATTTAAACGATCTGGTTAAGAAGTGTTTTGAAATTAAGAACACCTCACCTCTAAGCAAAATCAATCAGTATTTTACAGATTCACGTTTAGATGCCTTGTACGTATGATTAGTTTTGATTGGATGGAAAAGGAACTTGACCAGTTTCACGAAGACCACGATGGTCGCAAAAACATGAAAGCGTTGATTGATTTCGATCAAATCGATATTTCATTTAGCGAGGTAGGATTAGAATTTAGCACGCCAAAGATGAAAAAGAAGTTAACTGCAAATCCATGGACCCCGTTGAAAAACAACAAAGGTCAACTTTTTTAAATGTAACCAATGCAAGTAGAGAAAAACAAAATAGTACAAGTTGATCAGTACCTTGGAAATCAGCGATCAGAATGGACTTCAAAGATTAGAGAGCTTGCAAAGGCCTTTAAGAACGTTGATGACTTAAATGATGCAATGGTGACAATTCCATCTTATCGCCAAATCATCATTGAACAGATAGCACAATTGAACATCAAGATCAAGGAACAGGAACGTAAACTGTCAAAGACCTATAAAGAGTCTTTCATCAAGTATTACGAATATGATTATAAACTCACTGACAAACAAAGGGAATCGTTCTTAAAAGCCGATATGTCAGATGAGAGCATGATTCTATCCCTATTAGAAACACAGATGGATTTCATGCGTGAATCGGTTAAGACTCTAGACAATATGAGTTGGGCCGTTCGCAATAAATTACAGTTGAACGGTCTGTAATTGCGAGAATAAAAATGCTCAACCAATGAGTGGAGCTAACTCTAACTGACAACGCACAGTTCTTAAGAATTGATCAGGCAACTGATCTTGAACTTGAGCAGTTGAACATATCGATGACTCGTCGAATCGAGGGTTGGCGTTTCAACCCCCTAGTTAAAAGGGGTGTTTGGGACGGCTACATCTCGTATGTAAAAGACGATAAGTGGATTCCTTCTGGTTTATGGCAAGAAGTGATGAAGATCTGTAAGAGCTACAACTATGAGCTTAAGATCAATGGCATTACTCGGCTGTTTGACAAAGACATAACATCAGAAGGATTCGAAGAATGGTCTCTTGAGTTTTTTGAAAGATCAGAAATGACTCCAAGGGACTATCAAATAGAAGCCGCATTTAACATTCTAAAATTCAGACGCTCTCTATCTGAGCTTGCTACATCAGCCGGTAAGACAATGATTTCTTTCATGGCAGTTGCATATATGCTAGAGAAACAAAAGGCCAAAAAGATCTTGTTTATCGTACCTAACGTATCCCTGGTTGTTCAAGCAACTGAGGACTTTGGAGAATACAATTACGAGAATAGAATTCAAATGATGATTCAGCAAGTTTATGCTGGTCAAAAGATCAAAGATTCTAGAAATATTGTTATAGGAACATATCAATCACTAGTTAAAAAGGGAAAAGACTTCTTTGAACAGTTTGATTGTGTGATTGTCGATGAAACGCACAAGGCCAAATCAGCCTCAATCAAAACCATTCTACAGAAGTGTGAAAACGCGACCTATAGGTTTGGTTTATCAGGTACTATTCCAAAGGATAACACACTAGATCGTTTAACCTTAATGTCACATACTGGACCTCTTATCACTGAGGTTAAGGCCGCTTTTTTACAAGATGAAGGTCATATTGCAAAGTGTAATGTGAAAGTAATTGAAATGAATTACGCACCAGAAACAGCACGTAAGGCGTTTATGGAATTGTCAACAAACAGATACGAAAATAAAGACGTATTTCAGCTTGAACAAAACTACATTATACAATCACCTGGAAGATTAAACTTTATTAGTAAAGTAATCGCTAAGATTCCAAACAACTCACTTGTGCTGTTCCATAGAATTGAACACGGTAAAAGACTATACGAAGAACTTCGTAGAAGAAGTAACAAGGCAGTCTACTATGTTGATGGAGGAACTGATAAGGATATTAGAGAAGAATATAAAAAGAAGATGGAACAGGGTGATGACATTATCATCGTTGCGTCTTATGGAACGTTCTCGACAGGTATCTCAATTAAAAAGATTCACAACATCTTTTTCACCGAGTCTTTCAAATCCGAGATCATTATTAGACAGTCAATTGGTCGTGGTCTTAGACAACATGAATCAAAGGACGCTGTAAATATCATTGACTTCGTTGACGATATTACATACGAAGGCCATCACAACTACCTATATAAACACGGTATTGCCCGCCAAAAGATCTATAGACAAGAAAAGTTTAGATATGAAATTAAAAGGGTAACCTTTGAGGGTGATATATAGTCTTAAGATAACATACTACAAAAATACATAATCATTTGCAAATGGAACGTATTCAAAATTTCAAGTCATTTTCTACGCTAAAAACACAGCTTAGAGAAGAGGCCGAGAACCAACAAAAAGAAGTTTCAAGAGGTGAAGCGGCCGCTTCATTTAATGGGCTTCTGAAGAAATATAACGTAACTAGAGCTTCTGAACTTACAGAAGATCAGTTAGAGGCTTTCACCGCCGAACTATTCGATCTAAACGAAGAAGAGGCTGGAATTGCTGAAGGTAGAGCTTTCATTTTCGCTGCTTCAAAGGCAAAAAGAGAGGGTAAAAAAGAGTTCGAATGGAACGGTAAGAAATACCCAATCACTTTGAAAGAATCTGAGACAGAGGAAGCAAAGGAAACCGAAGAAGTTAACGAAGGCAAAAGAGAGCGTAGTTCAGTAGTCAATGCTTGGAAAAAGTCAGGTGTTAAAGAACTAAATGCAATCGCTAAGGTTTACGCTGATGCAATGGAAGATGCTAACTTCCACCAAGAAATCGTTACGTCAAAGGCAATCGGTTCTGCATCGAGAGCAAAGGGCCAAGGTCAAGTTTATTCAGACATCGCTAACGCTGCTAAGTGGGACGGTTATGCAATCGCTAACGGTACGGTTGACTACCTAAAAGAAATTGGTGAAAGCGACGCAGCTGATAAGCTTCTTAACGCTATCACAAAATTCAATCTTAACGAGTCAGTTAACCTAAACTCTCTAGAGCAAATCATTGAAGAAGGTACAAGAGGCCAATTCGGTAAGATTTATAAGTCAGGCGAGATTGCATCGGTATACACTCACTACGATTCTTACCCAGAACACATGTTGCCAGTTATTAAGAAAGGTTACAAATCTGGTTCTGATGTTGATGCAGTTATCACAAAGGGAGATAATTCAGGTCTAGAGGCTGACATCAATAAGATTAAGTTCTATAACGATAAAAACTCTATGACACCTCTTAAGGGTTCAGTTAAGAATTTGAAGAAGTACATCAACGACGCTGACGCTAATGGTGCAGAATATGCATACCTTTATGACGAAAGAGATGGCAAGTGGTACATGATCGACATTTATGGAGATAGAGATCTAAAACCTGCATTTGAATCGGTTGTTACTGAAGCAAAGTACGATAAGAAGAAGCTTTTAAAAGCTATTGAAAACTCAGATGATGCAATGATCTTAGTAAAAGGTAAAGAATATATCATCTATAATCCAGACAATGGTAACGACGATAATGCTGCTATGTGGGGTGATAAAACGATCATGGCTTTAGATCAAGACGGCGAAGAGCATGAATTCAAATACTCTGATATCGAAAGTTTTTCAGAATCAGTAGTTAATGAAGCTGAAGTTGACATTTACGACGAGGTTGGTGGTCTAATTGAAGATCTATACTCAAAGCTAAATGATCTAGCTGAAGAAACAACTGACTCGACTTGGAGAAAGGCCATTCAGAATATCATTAAAAACGTTGAAGCAGTTGAAAACAACCTCGGCAAAGCATCTAGCAAACTAGGTATTGTTCCAGTTCGCGAGGCTGATGAAGTTGAAGAAGGCAATGCTTTCGGTGACGCAGTAAGAAAGGCTAAAGAAGCTGGTGAAGAAGAGTTTGAATTTGATGGTAAGACTTACAAGGTTGAAGAGGCAGCTAAAGACGAGCAAAAGGCAATGGAACTTTATGTGTCTCTAGTTGATCTAAAGAAAGGTAAGCACTCTGAGTCTGAACTTCAATCAATGTCAGAAGACGAGCTATTCAATCTTGTTCAAACAGAAGGTGGTCTAAAAGGCACTGAAGCAAAGAACGTTGCTAAAGAGCTTGCAAAGATCGCTAAAGGATAAAAATAATCTGACCCGGATTTTTCCGGGTCGGTTTTTTTGGTTATATTAGCCCTATGAAACACGTTAAACTATACGAACAGTTCATTTCTGAAGGTATTTTCATGACCTATAATCAGATGACTCCTTATGAGTACAACAAATTTGTTGAATCATACAAGGAGCTTCACCCTGATAACATGGTAGCTTATGATAAGAAGCAAGATATGACATACGGTTTTCGTAAAGGTTCTAAAGAGGCTCATTGGAAATATGACCACGACACATTCAAATTACAACACAGTGAAAAGGATAGAGATGTTCTAGGTCTTATTCACGGTAAAAAGTTGGTTGCTAAAAATCACCCATGGTCACTATGAAACGCGTAAAATTGTACGAGGCATTTGTTAATGAAGGTAAAGCCGGATCTGACGTTAAACCAGGAGAGTACATCAAATCAGAATACGGTTACTTCTATCAGAGAGTAGACGGTATGGTTGGCGGACAACCTGCATTCGTTTATGTTGAAGCTGATAAGAAAGGCAAGCTAAAAATTGGAGCTAAAAAGACGAGTATTCACTCTTCAGTTGGCTATGAAAAGGTAACAATTGAAGATATTAAAGCCGCTTTAAACATTCAAGATTAATGATGCAAAGAGTAAAACTATACGAAGCTTTTGTTAACGAAGAAGTATCTTTCTCAAAGATTAAGAAATCATTGAAAGATGCTGCCTTCCCAGTGACGCTAGTAGTTCATGCTAAAGGCCAACAAGTTGGAGCAGTCATTCATCAAGAAGTAATTAACATTCCCGACGCCGTTCCAGCGAACTGGACAACTCTTAAAAAGCGTTACCCAACGTCCGGTTATCATTTCACACTTGAAGATGCTACCGGTAAAATAGTATTTCAAGACAAAATCTAATGAAATTATTAACTTATAACCAATTCATCGTTGAAAGAGCAGGTCAAAGCTTGGCCGGCTCTGACCTCGTTTTAGAGGGTGGTGCTGCTGGTCACATGTCACATCCGTTTGATGACAAAGATCTAACGTTTGGCGACTTTAAAGCCATGATTGAAGCGGGTCTAAAGGGAGAATTGAACTTCGAAGAAGATCCAACTGAAAAAACAGATGGTCAAAACATCTTTGCAACAGTTAAAGATGGCGTTACAATGTTTGCAAGAAATGCAGGTCAGTTGAAAAACCCATTGGACCTTAGTGGAGTTACTTCAATGTTTGCTGATCACCCTTCAGAGGGAGTTCGTAAGACATTTACTATGGCAGCTAATGATTTAGCTTCAGCCCTAGGCAAATTGAAGTCAGATTCACAAGAAAAATACTTTGACGGCGGTAAGAACTTCATGAATATGGAGTTAATCTTTTCGGGTAACTCTAATGTCATCAATTACGATAAAGATGTAATTCAGTTCCACGGAATTAAATACACTGACGGTAACGGAAACATTACCGGTGAGTCTGGTCCTGGAGCAGCTAAAGAGCTTACAAAGATTCTACAAGACGTTAATGCTCACATTGGTAAAACATTCACGATCATTCCTCCACAGGTTCTTGTTCTGAGAAAGCACCAAGACTTTTCTGCCAAGCTACCTTATTTCATGAAGAAGATTGAAGACCTTAAGAATCGTTACAAGCTTTCTGATTCAGATGAGGTTTCACGTTATCATGAAATGTGGTGGAGAGAAGAGATTGATGCTTCATTCCCTAACCTTCCACAAGACGTAAAAGAAGGTCTTCTTCAGAGATGGGCTTATAACAACAAACAAGGCATGGACTTTAGAGCCATGGCCAAACTCGTTGACGCTGCAGGTATGGATAAGATCAAGCAATACGATAAGATGGATGCTGGTAAGAAATACAAAGAAAACATTAGACCGTTTGAAGATCTTTTCCTAGAGTTTGGTTCTGAGGTTCTAAAGAATGCTTCAAACTTCTTGGCTGCTTCACCTGATCAGGAAATGCAAAGACTTCACGATCAGATTAGAACAGAGGCGGGTAAGATTAAGAAAGGCGGAGACGTTAAGCAAATTCAAAAGGTTGAAGCTGAACTTGACAGACTTTCAAGAATTGGTGGAATTGATTCAATCATTCCTTCTGAAGGTCTAGTGTTCAAGTATAAGGGTAAAATATATAAGCTAACTGGCACCTTTGCTGCAATCAACCAGCTAATGGGTATTATTAAATACGGAAGATAAAAATGGCACTACCTAAACTTAGAGATCACTTCAACGATACGAATCGCGAAAACTTCATGGCAATGTTAACCCAAAAGGTTCACGTTGTTGAGAAGATCGCTGCTTCATCATTTCACGTCAGAAGAGATGATCTAACCAACAAGTACTACAAATCAGGTTCTGAAAGAGCTATGGATATTGTAGATCGTACTATCGTTAGATTTTATGAAAATGCTATTCGTCACTTTCAAGGTTTAGGTGATGAAATGAAGAACGACATGCCGAAGGATTGGAAGTTTGGTTTTGATTATCTGATTGAAAATGAAACTCCAAATTTTAAGTACGCTCTTCTTCCTAAGAATAATTTAATTCTAACACATATCCAGGTTCTTAACGAATCAGGCAGGGTTTCTAAGGTGATTAGAGACACTGAGGTCCTAAACAAGTGGGCAAAGAAACTTGATGTTCAAAAGCCACCTGTGATCTTCGAAGGCATGCTGACGATGTTCCAGAAGGAGCAATTGATCAAAATTCTAGAAATGAACGATAATGAATTTGAAAAAGTATACGAAAATCGTTCATTCACCAGAGACATCTATAACATTTTTAATTCAGGCATGTCTAGAACTGCGCTGAATGAATCAGTTAATGAAGAAATTGATGGTTTAGTTGTTTCGTTCGTTGATGGCAAATCAATGAAGTCTTTCAAGCTAGAAGATTATAGAAGAAAGAATGAAGAAACAGAAAGAAAGTCTTCTGATGTTTATCAAATCACAATGGTAGACGTTATTGAATACTTCGCAAACCATGATTTTTCACAATACAAACTAGTTGAAGAAAAGAAAGACAGAAGATTTATAGAAATCATGTCCGAATCATTTAACGATTACATTAAGGCTAATGCCACAAAATATATTGGTGTTAAGTTTGAGACAGCTGATTTCGCAAAGAATGAAGCCTTTAATCTAAACACTGCGTTTTTGAAAAACGAACAAACCTTAAAATACGTCAACAACCCAATCCTATCTGAGCTTTTCAAAATTGTTTTATCTTCTTTTAGAAATAAAAGAGAGAAGGCAAGTGATATTCTAACCGAGGACATGGTTGCACAGCTAAACGAGATCATCGATAAGATTTACGAGCAGATTGACGCAAAATTAGAAGAGAACGACGTAATGGACTTTACATCATTTAAGAAGTGGTCTTCAATTCAGGAAGATGCTCCAGAAGGAGAAGTTAATGAAGCCCTAAAGGTTAAGACCCTAGAACATGGTAAACAAAAAGTAAATATGTTTGTTGGCAGATTCCAACCTTTTACTCTAGGTCACGCTAAAGTTCTTCAGTCTCTACATGATCAGAATGGCTTGCCAGTTGTGGTATTCCTAGTTAAGTCCAAGACGGCTAAAAAGGAAGATGCATTCAAAAGACCTTATGACGAGGCAATGCAAATGAAAATGTTTAAGGCAGTTCAAAGGGAATACAAGTTCCTAAAAGACATTATTGTTGTTCCATTCGCTGCAATTGACGCCCTATTCAACGAGTTAAGACCTAAGTACGAACCAGTCTTATGGGGTACAGGTACAGATAGAATGGCAGCTTACTCTTCACAGGCATACAAAGAAACGTACAGAGAACAATTGAACGTTCTACCTGAGTTTGGTATGCATGAAATTCACAGAACAGATGATGACATCTCAGCAACTGCGGTTAGAAACGCAATGATGTCCGATAATAAGACAGAGTTTCAAAGAATGACACCAAAGTCACTTCACGGAATGTACCCAGTTCTACAGTCTGAGCTTTTAAAAGCTATGACAGCTGCAGAGTCAAAAGTAAATGAAGGCCTAATGACCTTTGAACAATTCATTAACAGAAATAATGGCTAATTACGGTAACATTAGAATCCTATTTGAATCTCTTCAGCAAAAGCTTAATGAAGCAGTAACAGAAGTACCAGTCATCATCGGTAAAGATGTGGTTGGAACCATAGATTCAAGAGATGCATCTACTATAGATCACATCAAGAGTTTGGTTAGTTCGGCTTCTTCAAAGGAAGCAGTTATCACGTTTTTAATCTCACTAGGCTATCCAGCTGATCAAGCTGAGATTCTATTTTCTGCTATTTCTAGAGGTTCTGACATCAAAGTTGTTTCAGAATACTTATTAAATAGAACCATTTCAATGAGTAGCCTGTTAAACAATGTTTCAGATGCTAATTCAATTAATTCATCAATTGGAGTCACTAAAGCATCTGCGCAGTTTTATGCATTTTCATGGAGAACATCTCCACCAATGGGTCCCGGAGAAGTTTGGCTTAGTACTATCCTTAAAGATGGAAGAAGACCTTCCGGTGGTGAAAAGGGAGATGTCATAGTGGATGATCTTGAATTAGAGGTTAAAGGACCAAACGGAAGACTGATCGGTCAAAGTGGATACGGAGATGCAAAGCAAATGAGAAATAAACTTGCAACCGCGGTTTCAAACATCTCAAAAAATCTTAAAGTAAATCATGAAGTAATAGACAGCGGGAAAGATAACTTCTGGAACATTGGTAAATCCGCAGGTTCTGGCTTAGAAGAAAACTTAAAGGCTATTGCTAAGCAACTTAAAGGAGGATTTTCAAAGTCAGATCTGTCTATGATTTCAATGGAAATCATTTCAGCTTACTCAAACTACTTGTTGAATTTAGATGTTAAAAAATATGGATCAATCCTAGTCGATGTAATATCTAAAGATGGTTATATTAACCCAACTAAGTGGCACGTAGAAATGTTGACAATGTATTTTGAGTACTATCATTCACAAGAACACTTTGATTACATTGCATTCACAACATCAAATGGAAAGTTCTTGATTATGGACGTATCATCATTCAAGTCTTTCTATAGTAATGGTTCTATTGTAGCTACTTCAGTTCCTAGCTTCACTAATGCAGCCGGTTCACAGGGCGGAACGTATGGTATCAGTTTGAAGTGATATATAGAATAAGATATTAAAAAAGACAACACTTAAAAATGAGAGTATTTGAGTCATTTGGAACATTCTTAAATGAATTCTACAACGAAGATCAGGCTTATACCCTGTTCAAAACTTATGGTGGTAGAAACATTGAGAGAAAGCCAGCTTATACATCTGATCTTTTTGGTTCAAACGCTGTTCAGCTGAAAGACGCACAGCAAAAAGAACTAGACCTAACCCACATTCCAGTTTATACATCTAAGGATGTTTGGGGTAAAATGGCACCAAAAGGAATCTATGCTAATTTTGCAAACACACCTACTGAAACGGTCTTTATTCTTTGGTTGAATCACGAACAAGGTGAACTTAAGGACTACTACGGTCAATGTGTTTTCGTTGATACTCAAGGCGCTAATTACGTAAGATACGGCTTTGGTATGGACTACGAACCAGATCTAAGCAAATTTGCAATGGGCGTACCAGAATCTCTAGAAAACGAAGTTGAGATTGAAGGCGAAATTGACGAAGCTAAAGGTTACAACATGGAAGACATCAGATATGCGATGCAACAAGTGTTCAGTGAGGTTGGCTTTGATAAAGCTCTGAAAAGAATCTCTAAAGTTAAAGGTGGTTTCCAAATGAACATGTCATCGTACATGTCTCCATCTTCCCTTGAAGGTTATGGCATGATTAAGATGTTTAGTGAAATCATGGGTCACGAGTTCAAAATGGACGTTGATTCATTCACAAAGGGTGGCCTTACGTCTATCGTAATCCTAGAAGGTGAACAAATCACCGAAGGTAAAATCACTCTAAAAAGACGTTACACTGAAAACTATCCACAGATCACAGTATCTAAGTTTGGTCCAGTCAGAGACAAGATCATCGAAGCAATTGCAGATGGTAAAGTAACGACTGAAGAATTTGAAACAATCATTAAGGAATTCTCTACTGCTTCTAGAAGATGGGCGAAATCAAATCGTCACTACTTCAACGTTTCAGAAGATGGCATCACACTATCAAAGTATGGTCAGAGAATCCTATCTAAAATTAAAGCAGTAAACGAAAATGAATAAAATTCACACAACATTCGAAAGCTTTGTTAATGAGTCATTAGAAGTTAACGAAGCATTTAAGTCTTCAAAGCTATCTTCTATTCTTGGTCTATCTTCAGCTAGGAAGGACATAATGAAAGCAGTTTATAATTTCACTAAGGTTAAGCTAGATGAAATTACTGACGATCAAGTAGTTGAACTACACCCAGCTGAGGCGTATAAGACCAAAGCCCACCCTAACGCTATCTTCTTCTACATCTCAGATAACGAGAAGACAAACCCATACGCTGATTACAGTCAAACTCGCCACAATACGTATGGAACTATTCCAGCCAATTCACTTCTAGCCATTGCAAATGGTAAGAATGAAATGTTTGGGATGGATTGGACAAGACCTGCGTATTTTTCTGATAGAAATAAGAATTACGAACCAAAGCTAAGGAATGCTGGTAGATACGGTAAAGAAGCTTCATCTGTAGGTATTGACAAGCAACATGCGGGTTGGGATGCTTCAGGTCTATCAAACATCAAGAGAATTTCTGAGGTTTCAGATAGAGTTCTAATGTTTGATCCATCTATTCTTCCAAGCACTGTAGATCAGAGAAATGAAAGATCAGCTGCTAAAGCAGGTGCAACAGCATTTATGACCGATAAGGAATTCAAGCAGGAGAACATCAACAGATACAAAATGATTCTCGCGACTAGAGCAGTCAATGATGATATCGACGGCATGGTTGAAAAGGCAATTGAAACTGTAACTGGACATATTCAAAGCGCTCTTAAGAATAAGACTGCAGGTAGATACGAGTCAATGATCATTGGCACAGACAAGAAAGGTCGCGAAATCTCTATGAGAGATGCAGCTAACGTTATTTCTAATATCCTTGACATGTATCAAACCTATGTTAGATACACTAACGATGCTAAAGATCCTGAAAGTAGTAAGTACTACGCAAGAGAAGCTGCTACCTACGCTAAGAGCATCAAGGATAAAGTCAGAAAAGTAAACACAATGGATTACGCTTGGTAATCTCTAAACGATATACAGTTGTTAAAATGAAACACGTAAAGTTATTTGAAGCTTTCATTAATGAAGCTAAAGACCTTGAACTAGATAAAAACCTAGCTGAGATCACTCTTAGAAAAATGATCGAAAAAGACGGTGATAGACCATTCTCTGAGGAAGTGTACCTATCTCTATTCGATAGAGAAGATATTCAACGTGAATACGGTAACAAACTGCCAAGAGGTTTTGCAGGTCCAACTAAATCTATGCACATCGGCACAGTTCTTAAAACGTTAGCTGGTGATTCAGTTTACATGGACGATGCTGATCTAGTCCTAGGAGACAAGACTGTACAAGGTTACAAGTACGGTAAGTCTACACTTAATGACGTACTTAAGCTTCTAAAGATCAAATTGTAATGCCAAGCACAAGTAAATCACAACAACGCTTAATGGGAGTTGCATACGCCGTCAAGAAAGGCGATATGCAACTTTCAGACGTTGATGCATCTTATAGAGATAAAGTGTCAGAACTTGTAGATGGTATGACACTAAAACAACTTAAAGATTTTGCAGAAACAAGTCATGAAGGTCTTCCAGAGGTTAAGGAAGATACAATGTTCAGCACATTGGGCGGAGCGTCTTTATCGAATCTTGGTCCAGGTATGTTGGGTGGGATGGGAGATCCTGTTTTACCCGATGCCGGCACCGATGGTTCAGGAGATGTACCTGCCGGTCAAGGCGATGCTAAAGAAGAGTATCGTAAGAAAAAGAAAAAGAGACGTAAACTCTTAATGACAATGGAGGAATTCATTGTTGAAAAACAATTAAAGGCATTTTCACCTGATCAACCAGAAGAAGAATCTGTTGGTGGTGGAGATTATGAAAAGGGCTCAGTTCCCATTCCAGATCAAGAAATGATCGAAAAAGGAAAGATGCTTAGCAAGGTTCGTCAAATTATTGGCATTGCTAACAATTAATCTGAAACTTTCCACACGACTGCGATATAAATTACATGGCAGTCAATCAACAACTCTATTTTTTAAAGGCCCTGAACACTATTCGGTCATGTGAAAACATGACTCAATTGGCGGTTGCAGAGTCCGTGATGCAACAATATATTGACATGGAATTATCTTTTGTTAAAGAAGACGAAAACTATGACCATGAATGGCACATGTATACGTTGATGGCTGAACTTTCAACCGCAAAAAAACTTTTAAGTTAATGGGTGCTGACAATCAAATTGAAGAAATTCTAATGGAGGCTGATGCATACGGCCTTCGTTTAGAGGTGATTGAAACCGCTAAAAAATTCATGGAAGAAGGAATCGAAAGAGTTGAATCGTACGAACTAGCATTTCAAGATTGGGTAAAATGATGACAAATTGGTTAGATTTAGATTATCAAAAACTGTTGAGCGATATCGTTCAAAACGGTAAGATCAAAGGAGACAGAACCGGCACTGGAACAAAGAGCTTGTTTGGAAGGCAGATTCGCCACGACATGCGAACTGGATTTCCACTGTTGACCACTAAAAAGATGGCTTGGAAAACAATGGTGACCGAACTGTTATGGTTCCTTCGGGGAGATACTAACATCAAGTTCCTCGTTGAAAATGGTTGCAACATCTGGAACGGCGATGCATATAAGAACTATGTAAAACATCAAGTCACTGAAGACGTTGGAACTATTGATTGGTTTATTGAACAAATTAAAACCAATGACGAGTTTGCACAAGAGTGGGGTGAATTAGGTCCAATCTATGGTAATCAGTGGCGTGAATGGGGCAGTCAATATGAAACCAATTACATTTTAGGCACTCGAACCAAGAGAAAACCAGGCGTAGATCAGATCCAACAGTTGATTGACGATTTGAAAACTAATCCAGATTCTCGCAGATTGATGGTTAATGCATGGAACGTTGAGCAGTTGCCTAATATGGTTCTTCCACCGTGTCACTACGGGTTTCAAGTTTACACCACCGAAATGAGTATTAAAGAGCGTAGATCGCGCTGGGCTGAATCAATCGGGCATAATGATCATTACGCAGTTAACCTAGAGCATGAAGATCTTGATGAAAGAGATTTTCCTCGCCGTAAGATTTCATTGATGTGGAATCAACGCTCAGTTGACACGTTCTTGGGTCTACCATTTAATATCGCGTCGTACGGACTTCTACTTACCATCCTTGGTAAGGCCGTTAACATGATCCCAGATGAATTGATTGGAAGTTTGGGAGATACTCATTTGTATCTCAATCACCTTTCACAGGCAAGTCAGCAAATTAGACGTGAGCCATTTGACTTACCATACGCAACGGTTGACATGCCAATCTCTGGCAAAATAGAGGATTTGACGCATGACCACATTCGATTGTTCGAATATCAATGTCATGAGCAAATCAAAGCACCGTTAAGTAATTAACTTAACACACTAGAATAAGCCTGAGAGATCAGGCTTTTTTAGGGCTTAGCGACGACCACCTTGGCCTCTGTTCTTCTTCTTGTAGTTTTTACCCGTCTTGTGAACAGAGTTCTTCTTTTTAGCGTGAACGCCCGGTCTCTTTCTTTTAGGTTTGTCAAGAGACATTACTGATGCACTTGCTTTTGCCATTTCTACATAAGTGTGTTATTTAAGGGTTTATGAGCTATCTATTCGAAAAAAAGTTGCACTTTTTTCACAAAAAGTTTTTTCGGGTCAGATTTTTTGGTTATATTTACTTATAACAATTGGTAATAGACACTATGAAAGTAAATCTCAAATCTCTCGCCGTTTCAGCTCTCAGTTTTCTGATCGTAGCTGGCTTAATGAAAGGTTCCGTTCAGGAATTCATTCACTTCGCTGACCCCATTAACGAACTCTTTACTGCTGCCCTTCTTGGAATGGTCGGTATCGCGGCTCTCGCAATGTCTTTTGAAACAAAATCAAGTAAATAAATATAATCTAAACCTAAAATAAATTAAAACCATGGTAGCAACACTATCTAACGACGCAATCCTCACGCGGAAAGAGGAATCACTGAATGCACAAGCTCTTCGTAAGACTGTGCCAGTTCGAGACATCAAATTGATCGACGAAAAGACGATCGAGTATCAAGGTCACCGCATTGGAATCACTAATGGTGCTTTCAAGTCCTTGATGAAAATCATTGGAATGAGCAAGCAATTTGCTGATCGCTTTGAACGACTGTTCAATGCTGAAGCTAAAGCTCAATTCATCAACACGGTTAAGAACGCTATGGCTTCTAACCGCGGTAACTTAAGCCAAATCACTTTGGTTTTGAATCCAGTTTCTAAGTTGATTGTCAACTTTACCAAACACTCTAACGAGTTGATCTCAAACTCTCAGTTCATTGAGAATGCAGAAGAGATCATCGATCGCGGTAAATTTGGAGTAGTAAACTGGACAACTGATCCTGGAACTGGTATCATTACCATCAATGCATTCAATCCTAATGCTTCATGGGCTGTTCCTGGTGATGAAAAAGAAGTGTTCCAAGCAGGTATCACTCTTAAGAACTCACCTATCACGGGTTTTCAAGTATCTCCTTACGTAAATCGTATGTGGTGTACTAATGGCTTGACCACCTCGTTGGCAGCTGACACTTACAACTTGACTTCATTGACAGCTGATTCAATGGAAAAGTTTAATGAGTACCTTCGTGATCTTGCTAAGCGCCAATTCATGCCGACTGAGTTCGACTCTTTGGTTAATAAGGCCAAGAACACTGCAGCTTCTTTGAAGGAAATGCAATGGGCTCACAAGTTGATTAAAGATGCAGGTGCAGGTGATCGTGCAGACAACTGGATTCCTTTGGCACAAAATGAATTAGCTTACTCTCGTGCTGGAGTTTCAACTAGCGAGTTGAACTCTAAAGAACTTGCTAACGCAACAACTGACCAATCTATCTGGTCTATCGTTAATGGAGTCACTCACTTTGCAACTCACGGTCAAGACATCGTTGAAGGTGTACAAGCACACGATGGTACTCGCTTGATGGTTCAAGCCGGTAACATTCTTGGTAAAGATTGGAACCTTGGCAATCAGGTTCGATCTCCCTTCTCCGGTTTTGGAACCCAAGTTGGAGAATTGCTCAACTAATTCTAATTGAAGAGCGGCCTAGTGCCGCTCTTCTTATCTCTATTCTATGAGTATTCTAACATACGCACAAATCTACCTTGGCCTAGGCATCTTCTTTTCACTATTGATGGATCTAATGCATTACAACATTCGTAATATAGTTGATGAAGAAACATACGAAAAGAATCGATACACCACTTCAGAAAGACTATACATGATCTTGGTTTGGCCATTGGTAATCTATTCAGTTATTCTAACCCTTTTTAATGGAACAACAGTTGAAGACTTAGAAAAGAAAGTTGAAGACGAGAAAAAGAAGTTAGAAGATCTTAAAAAGGAAGACGATGCTGAGAATCAGGCTTGAGACATCACCCTGGAACACCCGCCAAGAACAACTTAGAGACAACCCATGGCAGATGATGATCGTCTGTATGATGTTGAATCAAACCAACTACAAACAGGTAGAAAAGGTACGGTATAACTTCTTTGATCGATTTCCAACGCCTGAGGAATTGATGTTTGCATCAGATGAAGAGATCATTGAAATCATTCGATCTCTTGGATTCTATAATCGACGAGCTAAACAATGGAAACAATTTAGCCGCGAGTGGCTCGAATTAACAGACACTTTCAAAGATCCTGTCACCATCCCAGTGGATCGGTTAGGAGATTTAACAGGAGTTGGTAAGTACGCCCTCGATTCATGGAAGATCTTCCAGCTGTATGATTATTCAGTTGATCCGGAAGATCACGTTTTGAACTGGTACATTGATTGGGCTCGTCAAGAGGTTGAAAAGATTGAACGAGAGCAAAACGAACCCAAAGCAACTGTGGTCTATTACTTACACTACGAAGATGAGCGTGAAATGCAATCAGCGTGGAGTAAAAGACAAGATTTCGTTTGTTGTGTGTGGGCTCGAACTCACAGAGAGGCAATTGAAAAGACCAAGAGAATTGCGGGCGGCAAGCACATCAAGATCATGGGTCTCGCCAATGGAAAACCCGAGTGGGTCAATGAAACTAAACACCTTTAATTCCATATAATCTATATGGAAAACAAATCAATTGCACTAGAAGCTCACGAGCTTATTAATAATCGTTCAGAAGAAAAAGATCGTATGTATGGCCCCTTCTCTGAAGGTATGGATCGTGCAGCGATGGTCTTCAACGGTATGACAGGTTTAAATGTTACCGGTCGTGAAATGTACATGGCTCTAATCGCTCTTAAGTTTTCACGTGAAAGCTACAATCACAAGCGCGATAATCTCTTAGATGCGGTTGGTTATATTCAAGGTTTAGAAAACTACATCAACGAGAAGAATGAGTACCCAACTGCTGAGTAAAGGAACCCAAGTCCACCATCCAAAATTTGGACGTGGATTTATCAAGGATTTCTACGAGTTTTATAACGTTATATTCGTTGATGTGGTATTTGAAAATCACGGAAATGAACCAGTCTATGTTAACTTAGACGACTTAAAAACGGAGTAATGAAAAGAATTATCGAACATTTTGAATCTAAAAGGTTAGGTCACAAACTACACCAACTTCAAAAGCGC